GTATAATTCCTTTTGATGAAATGTGGTTGAGATTAAATAAATTGATTAAACCTAATGGAGCTATAGTTTTGTTTGGTTCTGAACCATTTAGTAGTGCTTTAAGAATGAGTAATATTAAGAACTATAAGTATGATTGGTATTGGGAAAAATCAAAGCCGAATATGTGGCAGCACGCAAAAAACAGACCTATGACAAAAATGGAATTAGTGTCGGTTTTTAGTAACTCATCAATGGGTCATAAAAGCATATTAAAAGAAAAAAGAATGGAATACAACCCAATTGGTGTTGTTGATAATGGTGAAATAACAATTAGAAAATCTAAACACGGGCGCACTATGGGCGCAAGACCAAATCAAGTTGGAAAAGTTGTTAAAAGTTGCACTGGATTTCCTCATAATGTACTAAAATATAGCAATATAGTAGGAAAAAAAGCGATACACCCAACACAAAAGCCAGTCGCTTTAATGGAATATCTTATAAAAACCTACACCAACGAAGGCGAAACGGTTTTAGACTTCACTATGGGCAGTGGAACAACAATGGTAGCGTGTAAAAACCTTAATAGAAAAGGAATAGATAGCAAATGAAAAAACAGGAGATTTAAGATAAGATGAAAACTATTAGCGAGAAAACACATCAAAAATTGTTAAAAATGGCGATTGAAAAGTTGGAAAATAGCGTAAAAATGCTAAATGGCAACATAGAAGTAAATGGTGAAACATTTATGTTGGAAGATGCAGAAAAAGAAATAATATCACAACAAATTTATTCCTCGATTTTAAACTTTATTGAAGAACAAACAAAAATAGACATCAATATTATGAGCAAAATATTAGAGGCGAGGAATGAAAATAATAAACAAAAAAATCAATGAGATAATCCCATATCATAATAACCCTCGTATAAATGACGGTGCAGTAAATCATGTTGCATCTTCAATAAAGGAGTTCGGATTCAAAGTGCCGATAGTCATAGACGACTCAAATGTCATTGTAACGGGACACACAAGGCTCAAGGCTGCTTTAAAGTTAGGATTGGAAGAAGTACCCTGTATAAAAGCTAATGACCTTACACCTGCACAAATTAAAGCGTTCCGGATAGCAGACAATAAAACAAGCGACTTCGCTATTTGGGATTTTCCTTTACTTGACATTGAATTAGCGGAATTGAAAGAAATGGACTTTGATTATGATTTTGGGTTTGAAGATAATAATTTTGAACCCGGAACAATAGAAGAACAAAGTAAACTCGATGAATTAGAACCTAAGATTGTTAAATGTCCCCATTGTGGAGAAGAATTTGATACAAGAGAAACCGAAACTTAAATTAGATTGGTGTACACACAAAGCTGCAAAATATGCTGTTGAACATTGGCATTATTCAAGGTGTATTCCAAAATCTAAATTAGTGAAATTTGGTGTGTGGGAAAATGACATATTTATTGGAAGTATTATATATGGTTCTGGTGCTTATAATAATTTATTAAAACCTTATGGATTGAAACAAGATGAAGGATGTGAACTTGTAAGAATAGCTTTAAAAAAACATTATTATCCTGTATCTAAGATGATAAATATTTCATTGAACATATTAAAAAAAACATATCCAAAATTAAAAATAGTTATAAGTTTTGCAGATAGGAATGAAAATCATTATGGAGGAATCTATCAAGCATCAAATTGGATATATTCTGGGAAAAGTAATGATTGTTATTTCTATAAAGATAAAAATGGGAAAATATGGCATCCAAGAAATGTTTCAAAAGATTTACATAAACCCTCAATATGTATTTCACCAGATGTTTGTGAGAAAATATTAAAAATAGGAAAACACAGGTATTTATACCCATTAAATAAAAAGATGAGAAAACAAATATTAAAATTATCAAAACCATATCCAAAAAATGCGGATGCTCATAAGCGAGGCTCTGGTGTCCAATCAGAGAAAGGCGGTGCGAATCCGACCCATCCGCTCCATATTTGAGGAACAAAATGGCAACAAAAAAGAAAGCTGGCAGGCCTAAAAAAGAATTTGACCTCCAACAAGTAAAATTACTCGGTCAGTTCAGAGCGACATATTCTACAATGGCTGATTGGTTCGAATGTTCAGAAGATACTATCCGTCGCAATATGCAGAATGAAAAATCTGGATTTTGCAAGGTTTATAAAAAAGCACTTGCGACCACTAAAATGAAACTGTCCGAAGCACAAATAAAATATGCACTGAACGGAAATGCTACTTTATTGGTTTGGCTCGGTAAAAACTTACTCGACCAACACGATAAATTAGAGGTGTCGAGTAACAAAAAACAGGTTGAAAGCATCGAATGGCTATAAATTAAGTGAACATTAAAAACTACCTACCGCACCAAAAAGAGTTTGCAACCTCGAAAGAGAGATATACAGCTATTGTGGGTGGTTATCGTTCGGGAAAGACCAGAGCAATCATTTACAAGTACATTCATTTGTCGGTTAAACGCAAAGGCAAAGTCAAATTGCTAATAATAGCACCGACATATCGCCTACTTCGTGATGTGGATTTACCTTTATTCACTGAATATTTCGATGAAAAAGGCATAAATTACAAATTGATTAAATCAGACCTAAAAATAAAGGTCAATGATTATGTGTGTGGAGAGATAATATTCAGAAGTGGTGACAATCCTCAAAAGATAGTAGGATTTGAGGTTACTGATTTTATCATTGATGAGTTTGATATTATCAGAAAAGCAGACCAAAAAGACTTATGGGTCAAGGCACTTGCGAGGATTAGCGGTAGTAAAAACGGGACTGGTTCAATCGTAACCACACCAGAGGGCTATAAACATACCTATGAACTGTTTGTTGAAAAGAAAATCGGTAAGTTAATCAAAGCAAAGACAACCGATAATCACTATCTGCCAGAGGATTATATTCAATCATTGTTCGACAATTACGACAGCCAACTGATTGAACAATATATAAATGGTGAATTTGTCAATATAAATAACCAACCAGCCTATTATGAATTTAATCGTGAATACATAATTGACAATTATAAACCGCAAAAGAACGAAATACTCGTAGGCATTGACTTCAATGTTGACCCACTCACTGCGGTTATCAGTGAACAAATACAAGATGAACTAATAATTTTCGATGAGTTTTATCTGCGAAACTCAAACACATTTCGACTTGTCGAGGTGTTGAAAGAGAAATACCCGAACAAAACAATTACGGCGTTTCCAGATATGACTGGAAAAGCGAGAAAGACCTCTGCGAGTTTATCTGACATTCAAATTCTGCAAAAAGCGGGAATAAAAATTCAAGGGATTAGAAATCCGAGAGTAAAAAACAGAATCGCTGGTGTAAATAACGCATTCGATAAAAATAAAATAAGAATTACTAAAAATTGTAAGTATTTAATCCGAGATTTGGAACAAGTCGGAATTGACAATTACGGCGAGATTGACAAAAGCAGTCAAGATTTGTCGCACATATCAGATGCTTTTGGTTATTTAGTGTTTAGAAAATATCCACTGAAAACACCGCCAAAATGGGGAGTAAGTAGTTTTTAAATAAAATAACTTGACAGAGACAAAGCTAAAATTAGCTTTGTCCCAAGACAAAACTTGTAAAAATGTTCTTCGACCGACACAGTCGTAAAACTGCAAAAGGTATAATATATGAATGTAGTTGAACTGGAGAAATTACAAGCAAAATGGGGTGATGATCTAAATCGCCGTTTTGATGTTGCCAAAAGATTAGATTATTATCATAATAATCAAACTCACTATTTGAAGAAAGCAATAAAAAAAGCATATCCAAAAACAGCAGAAGAAATGCTCGATAAATATGAATACACATATCCGCTGACAAAAAGAATATTAGACGACATTTCTATTTTATTCCAAACTCCGCTGAAACTAACAATCGACAACGAAAACCTTGAAAAAAAATTTAATGAAATAATCAACGACACAAAATTCAATTCGATAATGGCAAAAGTTAACTTATTGGTCAACTTGACTGATAAAGTCGGAATAATTCCCGTATGGCGTGACGGTTTGGAACTCGACATTATAACTGCTGACAATTGTTTTGTCCTTCAAGACCCAGAAAATCCGACAAAGATTAAAGAATTATTCTATCAGATTGGAATTTTGGAGAACTCGCCAACAAAAGCAGAAACAGTCGCAACCTATGTTCGATGGACAAACGAAACTCAATCAATTGTCGATGTGGATGACACGGGTGGCAATATCCAAAATGAGCGTGATATTGTGCCAAATCGCTTTGGAATTATTCCAGTAGTTTGGTTTGAAAACGATATTACAACTAACACATTTTGGCATAATAAAACAAATCATATAATTGAAACCAATGAAATAGTGAATTGTGAGTTGACTAACTTTCGGTATATGATGGCATTTCAAGCATTTTCAACACTTGTTACCGTTGGAATTGATGAAACAGCGTCCATTCCGTTTGGTGCAAGCTACAATTTGAAGCTTCCATTTGACCCAGCAGAAACAAAAACTCCTGACGCTAAATATATCACACCAAATCCGAAATTAAAAGAGGTTTGGGAGGTTATCAATAATATTATTTTGGGTGCTGCTCAAAGTGTTGGAATATCTGCAGACAGTTATTTAAAAGTAAATAGCAGTTTCAATAGTGGTTACCAATTGAAATTATCGAAGCAAGACATTATCAATCGAACAATGGGAGAGCGTCCATTTTACCGTCCAAAAATTAAAGATTTAATCAATTTGATGTTAGAACTATACACACAAAATTCAGATAAAAACTTTACAAATGCTCAAATAACAGTAGATTTTGGAGAACTAACATTTGACGCAAATCCAAAGGAAAAGCAAGAACTCCGAGCAATGGAATTGGCTAATGGCACTAAGAACGAGATTGATTTTATAATTGAAGACAATCCAGATTTAACAAGAGACGAAGCAATTGAACATTATAAAAAGTTACAAGATGAGAAAAAGCAATACCAAATTGGTGCAGGATTGATTGATGCGATTAAATAAAACGAGATTATTCCAGAAAAACGCAAAGATACACACTGATAAACTCGACAAAATTGATGTGATTATCAAGAAAGAATTGCGTAAAATGATGAATGAACTCGAAACCACAGACGGTAAAATTCTTTCAAATGATGAGAATATGACAAAAATTTTATTGTTTGAAACGAAACTTAAAAAAATAATTGATGACGCTGGCTATAATGAATTAGCGAATGATTTTATTGCAGATGTTCCAAAATTGATTAAGAAGATAAAATGAAACCGATATTAAGAGAAGCAGACGCGGAAACTTTGGCTATATTACAGGCGATAGATATTGATGAACTTCGGGGCATCTCAAATCAAGTTGCCAAAAGCGTCAAAACACAACTCCAAACGGTTGTGATGAGTGGTGTTGCTTTCGATAAAGCAGTCGAAAAAGTGATGACATCGAGCGATAAATTGACACAATACGCTTCTACCTATATGAACACTTCACGCAGTATGTTATCCCAAAAAGTAAGTGATTTATCCGCTGAAAATTATAAAGAAGAGGGTGGAGTTGTCTATTGGGAATACTTCGGAGCATTGCCAGATGAAAAGACCAGAGATGAATGTTTAATGGGATTAGGCGTTCAACCGAGTGGAAGTTATCCGAATGCACCGTTCTTCACAGATGATGAGAAAATAGGATTCCAAAGTGAGTTTGGTATTCGTTGGAATTGCAGACACGAATTTAACCAAATAACCGAAGATTATTATGAAGAGATGACTGGAAATTCAGCAAAAAACATTTCGGAATATGATGAAGGGGTATTTAATAAATATAACAATTTGTCAACGCAAGAATGGGACAATAATGTCAAAAATTTATCGATAGATTTAGAAAAAACATTGCAATCCAAAGGCTTTAAAACATCAATCAATCATTCTCATACATTTATGGGACATTCAAGTTATCTTTCATATAGCAGTCCGAATGTAATGAAATACAAAAAGTGGAAACACCCAATTGTAAAGACTGTTAAAATTGATAACTTACCCACAGACATCAAATTATGGGATGTTCTGGGCAATCCTAAAAATATTAAACATAGGTATAGGCGTGATTTAAGTGATGAAATTTTAAAAACATATAATTTGAATAGTGAAAAAGTAATTACCCATAAACACATTATTGAAACACTTCACAAAAGAGGCAATGTAAATATAGCATATAAAGAATATACTTATTCAGCAGACACATCATTATCATTTAATGTAAGAATATCCAACCACTCGGTTGGAACCAAGAGAATGGTTGAACATTATCATATAATGAGTTATAAAAATATACAAGAGTTTTTAGATAAAATTTTTAATCAATATAAGGAGTTATTGAATGATTAATAAATTACGGATAGTCGACAAAAATGGGAAAGAATTATATCTCTATTTTATCGAAGATATTGATAAGATGAGTATCGTTGAAAAATTCGATAAGAATGTAATTAATGTCACAAAAAAGACAAATGATGTTTTAATCGAAATCAAATGAAAATCATAATCAATAAGTATTTTGTATTTAAAGATTATATGATAAAAACCGCCACAAAAGGCGTGAAAAATGAGGAGATAAAATGAGCAAAACAATCAAAGAATTGTTCGCAGACGCAGGCGTTGAAAATGCGGAACTGGTGGCTGGTGTTCAGTCACTATTGGACTCGAAGGGCGAAGGCGGTATCCCGTATAGCAGATTTAAGGAAAAAGTGGGTCAATACAACGAGGCAGTTGCAAACACAGCTGAATTGGAAACTAAAATTGAGCAGTTGACAAAACAGAATGCAGTGCAGAAAACCGAAATTAATGAACTCGGAACATTCAAGACACAAGTCAACGAGTGGAAAACTAAAAAGTTTGAGACTGACAAAACTGAATGGTTGAAGCGAAAGGATATTTTTGAAGCAAAAGAGGGCGACAAGATTTTTGACAAGATTTCAAAAGTCAAACACCGCTTTAAATTTGGCGAAGATTTATCACAAGAACAACTCTCAACCAACCTGGAAATGCTAAAAACCTATGATGAGTTGGATTACTTCAAGGTTGACGGCGATAAAACGAATTATAACAGCAATAAGGCAGTCGGTGGCGAGCGTAAAAAAGCAGATGGCGATTTTTACGGATATGAAAATGTCGAGGCACTCGCAAGGGCTGACTGGAAACTCTACGAAAAGTGGAAAAAAGAAAAAAAATAAGGTAGGTATATTATGGCAGTAACAGATGTAGGCGTAGCAGCAGGGGCATTGGGAACGGTAGTAGCAGATGCGATTTTGCAATTTAACAAAGCAAATGTGTTCTGGAATTTGGTGAATAAAAAGGCGGCAGTGAAAGGAAGTCTCACAGTAAGATTTCCAGTGTATTCAAATGTCGCTTCAAGTGATGTGAGTGCTTATGCTTCTGGTGCGGAAGAGACTGATCCGTCAGCAGTAAGTATCACAACAACCGCAAAAGATGTTGAAATTTTGCGTAATGTAATCAGAGCAGATTTAACCGATTTGGCAGTTTTCGGAAACGGTGACGATTTACTCGGAAATGCTGGAAATGTTTTAGGAAACGCAGTTGCAACAAAATTCGATGATGATATTGTGAGTCTAATTGCAGATTTTTCAGTTAACATCGACAATTCGGATGCAGCAATCACACTTAACAATATTTTCGATGCAGTCGAGGCACTCCGCACAGCGAATGCCCCAACTGTTAACGGCAAATATTTTGGGGTATTCCACCCAAAACAGATTTGGGGAACTTATGGACTTTCAAATGTGTTAGATGCAAATCCGTTTGCTAAAACAGATGAAATGTTAGGTGCTGGATATGTAGGCAGTATTGCAGGCGTTGAAATTTTCACAAGTCCAGAGATTTCTTGTGTGGACGGTAATAACTCCGATGAAGCAACAGCATTGATTTTCAGCCCGTCAGCAATTGGTGTGGGCTACAAAGATATTGGTGGTAGCTTTATCGATATTGAACCACAAAGAGACGCTTCAAAAGGTCTTACTGAACTAATAGCTAATGGATACTGGGGGAAAATTGAACTCGTAGATGCTTTTGCTTGTTCAATCACAACTCAAGCACAGGCATAAATAATATTGGTGGGGGCGTAAAAACTCCCACCAAATTTTGAGGTGGAAAAATGGCAGACTGGTCAACGGCAGAATTAAGCACGACAACGAGCATTGTAAAATTTGAAAGCGAAATCAACGATTTGACGGCTACGAATTGGAACAATCAAATTGCAATCGCAAAAGAATTGTTAGGCGATAGGTTAGAGGTTGTATTGACTGAAAGGGGTATATCAGTCGATGAAGCTGAAAGTGAGGTATTACTTAATGTTATTGCTAATCCGACAGTTTTCAACCTCACAAGCGACTATTTAACGCTTTCATTGATTTATGATGATTTGAGTCAAGGGATGGAAGGTCTTTATCTATCTAAATCCGAAAAATACAAGGCGTTGTCAAAGATGAAATTCAATGAAGATTTGAAACGAATGAACCTCGACACGAACGATGATGATATAGTCGATAATTATCGGGTAAACTGGCAAGGTAAATTGAGCAGATGAGAATGACACTCACACCCGACCCAAAACTTTATAAATTCGCTGAAAAATTGCGAACTAAAAAAGATATGGCAGACTTGGGATTAATGGCAATTAAAAATATCAGAAACAGAACTCAATTAAAAGGTGTGGACTACAAAGGTCGGGCGTTCAAAAAATATTCACCGAAATATTCAGAAAAGACAGGCAAAAAATTTGTGAATTTAACTGGCACGAAAGCTGGAAAGCGTATGTTAAACTTAATCAAAGTCAAAGCGACCAAAAATGAAGCATTGATTTATTTTTCGGATGCTATGAAAGAGATAATTGCAAACAATCATAACAATGGGGTGCGAGTTCCGAAGCGTGAATTTTTTGGAATTGGTAAAGACGATGAAAAAATTGTAAATAAAGAATATCGCAAATTACTCGACAAGAAAATTAGGGCGTGGGAAAATGCAAAATAAACAGCACGATATTTTGACAGAATTAAAATCTATTATCGAAACAGAACTCGGTGCAAATGTTGGTTATGTCGGTTATTTTCCAGATGATATTCAAAAAATAGGCAAGAAATACCCAGCTATTTTGATTGGTGACGGTGACGAAACTTATGAACTCGGAACAGGAACGAGAGTTGAATATAATTATTCAATTCCGATGTATATCTATCATAATGTAATTATCGATAGGTTAGAAAAGATGACTGAAATGCAAAACTGGTTAATCGATGCAATCGAAAAAGATTTGACGATTGACGGAAATGCGGTTTTAGTAGAAGTTGAAAGCGTTGAAAAAGGATTTTATGAACAAGATGCTGATAAATTCAACGCAGGATTTTATCCAAATATGACAGTAAGAAAAGTAAACTTTAATGTCTTGGTTTACGATACGAGGAGATTATGAAAATTAAATTGAAAAAAAATGTAAATCCGTTCAAATATTCTAAATTCGGTAAGGTTTGGCGGATAAAAGACGATGCTGATATTCCGAAAGAAGTTTTTGACAGATTGAAAAATAAAGTTACAAAAATAAAAGAAAAAAAAGAGGTAGAAAATGGCTAATGAAAGATATGGCAATAATTATTTGACTTGTCTCGGGAAAGAGGCGAGTTATGGAACTGAACAAACCACTTATGAAGTGATTTTGCCCGATAAAGTCGAAATGAAAAAGACAATTGCAAGCATTGACATTTCGCAAAAAACAGGCACGCTCGAAAAGAAAAACACCGAAATGCACGCAGGATATACAGGCGGAACGGTAGCGATTAGTGGCGAACTCAAAACAGGTGCAGACGCTAATACTCATCACGGCATATTACTTGAAGCAATGTTCAATGATTCTGCGAGTGTTTTTAATATTCCAGCAGTCGGAACGACACCAAACAGTTACACCATTTATCAATATTTCAATGATGATGCCGGGCATAAAGCGGTTGGTTGTGTTTTGGAAAGTTTAGAAATTGCTGGTAGCAGTGGTGGAGCAATCACATATACTGCTAATTTCAGAGCAAAAACAATCACTTATGAAACAGATTTATCAGCATTAACTGACCCATTTTCATCTGTTCCAGCTATTACACCCGCATTATTTGCAAACACAACTGTTCAATTGATTGGTGACGACACGAATATTAGCAAAATAAATTCGTTCACTTTGAGTTTGACTAATTCTTTCGCAGATGAGGCTAATATGTATCAAAATTCTAACACCAAATTGCTAGAAATTCTTACAGGTTTTGCGGGTAGTTTGTCGGTTGAATGGAATTATGACAAGACTAATAATAGCGATGTCGAGGCAAAATTGATGACAACAGCGAGTGATGCAATCACAATCACAGACGGAACGAACAGCTGGATATTATCAACTTTTGGAAAATATACTGAATATCAATTCAGTGACCCAGACAAAGGAATTTTCACATCGCGTTTGAGCAAAACATTGATGAGCGATGCTTCAAATGATGCAGTTGCAATTACTATAACTTAGCAAAATAAGGAGAGGTAAAATGATTAAACATTGTGAATGGCTAGACGAACAGCCAGCATTTTTAAAGGATGTTGAATTTGACGGCAATAAAATTGCTACAATTCACGCATTAACAAAAATGGATATGGCAGAAATCCGCAGAAAAGCGGACACGAAAACTGAACTCGGTAAAGACGGTGAGATGTATTTTTTGGCAAATCCTGAAAAGTTGGAAATTGCTAGAATGTATCAAAGTTTGGTGGGGCACAAAAAAACGGGTTGGGAATTTGAGCGTGATATTAGTGAAGAAAATATTTCGCTATTACCGAAGAAATATTACAACGCTATCAATTTGGCAATATTAGAACTCGAAAATCAAAATCTTGTTAGTGAGGGTGTCGAAAAAAACTAATAAATGCGATTCGGCTTATTGAGAATAACTCGAATGTGGGGTCGCTAATTATGGGATATGCTGGTGAATTTCAGTTTTGCCAGCATTGCGAAAATGAAAGTAGGTGCGGTAAACATTATCGCAAAATATTATGGAGTGTGCAGATTGTTATTGATTTTGCTTATGAAATCGAGGGGGGTTTTAAAAATTATGTCTGGAATGGTAATTTATACGACCAACCGATTTGGTTTATGCAAATGTTGAGAATTGCACAAAACGAAATAATGAGAATTAGAGCGGAGCGTAAAAATGTTTAAGCAGATGAAACTTTGGGTAACTTCGGACACCAAAAATGCTGAAGCTGGAATGAAGCGAGTCGATGACTCGATTAAAAATACAGTCAAAAGTTTAGCATTGGCAACTGCTGGATTAATTGCTATGAAAAAGGGCTTTGATTTTATGAAAGGCTCTATCGACTTAGCTATGAAACAAGAGCAGACCTTCCGTTCATTACAATCCGCAGTCGAATTGACGGGCAAAAGTTGGGGCGGTGCAAAATCTGAATTAGATGTCTTATTTGCGAGCTTGCAAAAAACCACTAAATATGGTGACACCGATTCAGCACAAGTATTACAACAGTTAATAACACTCTCAGGTGATTATGAACAATCGGTAAAAGCACTTCCGGTAACATTGGATATGGCGAGTTCAGGTCTATTTGATATGAGTTCGGCGTCAAGATATGTAGGAATGGCGTTAAGTGGCAATGTCGAAATGTTGGGGCGTTTCATCCCAGAGCTGAAATCGACAGTTTCACCACAACTAAAATTAATGAGTGCAACTGAAAAAACAGCGTTTGCGTTGGATGTTTTGAAAAAAAAGTTTGGTGGATTAGCTGAAAAAGAGATGAACACAGCATCTGCACAATGGCAACAATTCAAAAATTACTGGGGCGATGTTAGGGAAGAAATAGGTGACAGATTTTTACCGCTTTTGAATGACGTTGCTGGTAGATTAACCGAATTGTTCACCCCAACGTATCAATTTCAAATCAGGGATGCACGAGTAGATTTTGAAACTTTAGCGATATTACTTCAAAACAATGCAGAAAATACTGATATTTACAAAGATGCTCAAAAAAAATTAAATGAGCAATTCAGTGACACATTAGGTACTCTTGACGACCAAATTACTAAATATGGAAGTTTGGCATTAGCAATTGTGAAAATGCGAGATGAACTAATTATCCAGCAACAACAACAATTAGTAATTGAAGAACAAAATGAATTGGTCAAAAAAGCCGCTAAATTACGCAATGAAGCAACTGCTGAAATCGTAAAACAAGCAAAAGCAGAAGCTGAATTATTGGTAATGCAAGAAGCTGCACAAAGGGTATTAGATGAATATAATGAGAAAAACAACACCAGTTATACTATAGAAGGGCGAAAAGGAAATGTGATTGCGTTTAATGTGGCACAAACGCACAAGGCACTTGGACTTGTGAAAGATAAAAATAAAGCATATTTTAAAAGTCTGAGGCTTCTTGCAGAAGCAGAAGAAAAAGAAAAAGAAATTGCTGGCCACGCAAAAACATACAATACAGTATTAAATAATATTTTAATTAAAGATGAAGAAATTAATAAAGAAGCAAAAGAACATCTTGAAACTATCAAAAAGATAGTAACTGAATATGGTGAAATTGGTGAAATTCCAGAAATATTAACGCCATCACCAGCAGATTTAGCAGTCCCATCAACAGTAGCCCCACTAGCACAAACACCATTTGAAATACTTTATGGAATGACACAAGAAGAAATGGCAGAAGCACAAGAACAAATGGCAGAAGCACAAATCGGGCAAGCAATGGCTTTGGGTGGTCAATTAGTCGATTTGGCTCGTAGTTATTCAGCAGATAAAATGAACGCTGAAATCGAAGCACTTCGTCGAACCAATGAATACAAAAATGCAACAGCCGAAACGCAAGAAAAAATGGAAGAAAATATTCGTAAAAAATATGCAACAAAAATGAAAGCATTATTTATTGCGGATAAAGTACTTTCTTTGTCAAAAATTTATATGTCAACCGCGGAAGCGGTTATGAAAGCAACAGCATTGCTGAGGCCAGATTTGGCAACATATGCCACGATAATGGGTGGCATACAAGCTGGTATTGTGTTAGCACAACCAGCACCAAGCTTCGCACAGGGTGGCGATTTCATCGTTCCGCAAGGCT